AACAAACAAATAATAATATAAATATAAACAACTATAATGAGTTTTTGTTAGGATTTAATAAAGTAAGAAAGGAGTTTAGAAATGAAAAATTATTGATGTTTTTTATTTTAAATTTTTTGTTTTTGAGTTTAGATACACCATTAGAAAATATTTCAATTATGTAAATCGACAATCGATATGGATGATTTTAATGTATCTAGTTTACACGAATCAAAGAATGAGTGGGGTGCCCGACTTTTGAATATTTTAACACCTTGTATGATTGATGGGTTCCAGTCTATTTGGAATGAAGCACACAAGTTATGCAAAGAAAATGATGAAATGGATAAGTGTTTATTGACATTCCAAAATCTAATTACTCGTATTCCAAAATGGAATCCTGTTATAGTAGAAGAAGAAAGAAAACGTATTTGTGAAAAGAGTGGTTGTGGATATTTAGAAGATTTAATCACTTGTGTTCATATTATTCAGTTGAAAATATTGACATGTATGCGTGTTGGTTCCAAACAAAAAAAGATTGACCTTACTATTCCAAAGATGGATGACTTTATTCATAAGGCATATATCAACTCTGCTAGAAAGATTTATAAGAATGTTTATCTGTTTGAAAAGAATATTCCGCCACTTCAAATACAAAAAAATCAACGAGAATTAGAAATCATAGTAAATGAGTGTATTATGAATACTTTGCGTGATAGTATTCCAGTAGAAACTATTTTGAAAGTGTATATGGACGAGACTGTGGAAGAGGTTGTTACCGAGGAAATTAAAGAAGAAGTCTTGCCTCCAGAAAAACCAAAACAAACGCAGCAACCAGTGCCATCTACATCTACCCAATCAACAGCAACAGCAACAGAATCAACAGAAAACAAGGAAACAAAACAAGTGGATAGTGGTTCAACAAGTAGTTCTAGCTCTTTAGTGAATACAAATGTTCCAAAGTTATCATTCAATGATATTGACTTGGCAAGAACAGTAGATAATAAGGAAGAAAAAATTGTTGCACCAAAAACAATAGAAAGATTAGATGAGATAAGCGAAATTAGGTCGATACAAAGAAAACAGGATGAGTTGGAAGATGAGGATGATGTAAAAATAAAAATAATAGAAGACCAAAATGTGGACTTGAACGACTTGGGTCTTGGAATTGAAGATATTAATGAACCAGAGATGAAGTTAGTAAGTGATTTATTAGGAGATATTGAAGTTTTAGAGTAAGTCAATGGTTGATGAATGTTGTATTATATGATACATATGATATGTATGTATTATATGATATTATATGATATGTATTATATGCGTAATATTATACATTTCATTTTCTATTAAATTATTATAATTAATATCATACATGGAGAATATCTTTTTAATAGCAACAACTATATCTATTATCTATTTCATCCTTAAATTTGTTGAAATGAAGTTTGTAGATAAAGAAATAAAACCTCTGAAGGTTCTAATTAGAGATACATTGTTGGTTTTTTTTAGTGTAATTGTTGGAGTTTCTATCATAGACCAGTTTTATCCAATTTTGAAAGAAAGACAGTCGAGTCCAGTTGTTTTTACAGACAATCCTGACTTTTAATTATCTTCCCGTCCATACTTTTACAACATATCTAGGAACAACCCCTTTTTTCAAGTCGTTTTGATAACTTTCATAAGAATAACCAAAGTTTTGGTATCTGAAAATATCTCCAAATAAAGAATGAACAGTTTGTAACTTTGTATACTCTTGGAAAAACAGAATACTCATTATTCGTTCTAGTGAACACCTATCCGCACGACAAGTTACTCGTGGAATCATATTAAATATATTGTATTTATTCTGTAACAAAGAAACAAACCCGTGAGAAATTAGGCTTTGTACGCCAAAACAACCATCCCATCCTTGAGGTGTTTTATTCTTGAACTCAAACAAAGATACAAAGTCTTCTCCATAGTTTAACTTACGAATAACATTCTCGTTGTTTTTCAAACTGGATGCAATTCGAATGGAGTTGCTTATATTTTCCTTGTCTGGTTTAAAATGCCATAGTGGTAAAACAGGGTGAGATAACAGTTTTTCAAAGGCAACCCGTTTGTGAAAAAACACACTATCGTGTATAATAACTGCAAAAGGGAACCATTTGTGTTTATAAAAGTAAAAATAAGGTAATAACTCACCTCTTCCAGCGAACTCTGACAGGATAATTTCCACGTTTTGATACTCTTTATGTGGTTTCAAAAACTGTTGGTTGCTATTATCATCTATAATAACTATTTTTACATAGGGATAGTAGCGTCTTATTCTTTTTACACACATATTCCAGTATTCATTCGTCTTTTCATCTCTAACATGTCTTGTTATAATAAACCCATAAGGTGCAACAACAATAACAGGACTTTTTGGTGTTACAATCTCATTTGAACTTGTATCTATACTTGTATCTATCTCTATATCCAAAGACATAATAAATAATACGATAAAAAATATAATAGAATATCTTATTATTTGGGTTTCTATGGTTTCATTATAACAGACTTAAAATTGCTAATGTACAGATTTAATCACTAATGGGCCGATGAGTATATAGGCATATCATCTATATTAATAACTGTATTGATATCTCCTTTTGGTATTTTACCAAGAGTTGTTCTAAATGAAACAAACTCTGGTCTTGATAACTGTTTACTAGGAATATGGTTGTGAACAGACCTTGCTATCATTTTATATAACTTAAAGTCTGGATACCTATCCTCTCCATTATTTTTGTATAAAACATTTAATCCTTTATCATCTAAACACCATTCCACAATAATTCTTTTATATGACTCTAAGTTATCCAAATTTTGACATTCTTTCATATCACTTATCACATAGTCTAACATAGAACAAGCAAGACGGCACAAATCGAAACTATAATTTGGTTCTACTCTTGCTTTGTTCTCATTCAAATATGGTTCCGTGTTATATTGGGTAGAAGCATCTTCACCCTTTTTGAAAGAATCGCTAAAAAAGAGCTTGCCTTTATAGGTAAACACCCCTCTTCCAAAATCAATAATTTTAAATATTCTGCCAAATGTCGGGACTTTATAGTAATGAGAGTTGAACTTGTAATAAATATATTTTTGTTCTGTTGAGTTATACATCACGTTATTTGTATGTAAGTCATTGTGTGTAAAAGAGAAAAGTTTCTGATATGTAATAAGTATCATAATTATCTGCATAAACGCAGACAACCATTCATCTTTAGATAACTGTGTATTGTTAAGTAAATTATCCAGAGTATCATCACAACACTCCATAGAAATAAGTTGGACTGGGAACTTTGGTATTTTTACTAAAACAATATTATCATCCACGTCACTTTCGTCGTCTAATAATTCTGATTTATGTTCGTCTTCTTGTTCACTTTGTTGACTAGCATCATTACATTCTTCTACATTGTTTTCCTGGTTTGTTGTCTCCTCTTCATTTATCAACTCCAAATCATCCCCTTCCACGCTTTCATTGGTATAAGAAGTTCTTGAAGAACAAGAAGATTCTGATTTCAAAGTCGTTGCTGTCACAGTGGATGATGAAAAAAGACTGGAGTTTTGCCTACACAAGTCAATAGTGTCTAAACCTACTATTTCTACCTCATTATCATCGTTCTTACTATCACTTTCATATACATCGTCTATTTCTTCAATATTCATTGACTTATTCATAAAGTCATTGGCTTTCAATGAAGACTGGTAGTCTATAACAAGCGGTTTTTTCATAGGTTTGTTTTCCACCAAATGAGAATAGTCTTCTACCTGAAATAAAATATTCTTATTATTATTGAAAAACTCTGACTCTGTCAAATACTCAATGTCATCCACTATATTAATAGTAAAATCATTTTTAATAGCTAAAAAAGAACCATAGTAGTCAACACTATGAATAAAATTATGAGAGTACTGAAGTTGACTTGTTAAGAATAAGAAAAATCCGTCCACATAAGAACTGTTGTTTGTGTCTAAAAATTTAGCGTTTGTATCTAATGTAGTTGACTTAAGTTGAGGTAATGAAAAAAGGGTTTTATCTGTCGTATCATACTTTCCAACCATATATTTGAATGGGTCAAGGATAGATGCAAGCTTGAAAAACACCTGTTGCTTTTTTTGTTTGTTATTCTCTATATTTTTCAAAATACAATTATAGTACTGGTCTGTGATTGAAAACAAAGATACTTCGTCCTCATTGTCTTGTGTATTGTTATTGTCCGGTTCATCCTCTTCATCGATATCTTCATAGTCACTATCTTCACTATCACTTTCCAACTTTTCTTCTATACTATGAAGATACCACTTATGGTTCAAGTTAATAGAGTTATAGTTTGTATCATTCAATTCAAAGAAACGAGTATAAATAGGTATGTAATTTTGAGTGGATGATAAGTTGAGTTTTTCTTCACTTTCTAAACTTTCAAACAGTTCCTTATTCTTTCTTTTTTGATAATTTAATTGAAACATCAATGAGTCCTTTTTATTCTTTATAAAACAAAAATTATTTAAGACTTTTAACTTATAGAATATAACTATAGGCTTATAACTTATAAAACTTATACAATTTATAAAACTTATACAATTTATAAAACTTATAAAAAGTCCCTATAATATCGTTTGCTCATATATTTTTTTTTCTTTTTAGTATCATATTATAACACATAAAGAAAATGATTTTAGATTTGAAAAAATTTGATATGAAAAACATCAGTTTCAAACCGAATGAGTCAAAAGGTCCAGTAATTGTATTAATAGGAAGAAGAGATACTGGAAAAAGTTTTTTAGTGAGAGACCTTCTTTTCTATCATCAAGAAATACCTATAGGCACTGTTATATCGGGAACGGAAGAAGGAAACGGGTTTTATTCTAAAATGGTTCCTCGTCTATTTATTCATAATGAATATAATACAGCTATTATAGAAAACATCCTTACCAGACAGCGAGAAGTATTACAAAAAGTAAAAGATGAAGTAGAAGCGTATAAAAAATCAACCATAGACCCACGAACATTTGTTATATTAGATGATTGTTTATATGATAACACATGGGCGCGAGATAAAATGATGCGCTTATTGTTTATGAATGGTAGACATTGGAAGGTAATGCTTATTATTACTATGCAGTATCCATTAGGTGTACCACCTACTCTTCGTACCAATATTGACTATGTATTTATATTAAGAGAACCATATATTGCTAATAGAAAACGTATTTATGAAAATTATGCTGGTATGTTTCCAACCTTTGAGTCTTTTTGTCAAGTCATGGACCAGTGTACAGAAAACTATGAATGTTTAGTAATAAATAATAATTCAAAATCAAACAAGTTGGAAGACCAAGTCTTTTGGTACAAGGCTGATTTTCATAATGATTTCAGGTTAGGTACAAAAGAGTTTTGGGATTTGTCTAAGAATAAATCGAACGCACCGCAGGAAGAAAGATACAATCCTAATTCAATCAAAAAGAGAGGAAATGTTCCAAAAATAAGTGTGAAAAAGACAAAATGGTAGAGGTTAAATAATTTATATAAAAACATATTAAATAGAATAATATTTTTAACAGTATAACGTATCATATAACATATTTATAACATATTTATGAACGGACATTTCAATAATGGTTATAGCAATGGCAACGGATACATGGGTTCTGGGGCAGGTTCATTCGCCGATATGATAAAAAGCAATTTAATGACGATGATGATGTTTAAAAATATAAACTCTGTTACAACAAATACAACTGGTGGTGGTGGAGGTTTGTTTGATGCAGTGAATATATTATATGTTTTTTTGTTTACTCAGTTGATTGAACAGTTTGTAAAATATATGCCTCAAATTACAAACTATGTAACACACAAAATATATTCAAAGTTTAAACATCTTGAAGATATAAATACAGAAAGTATGGATGATACAGAGGTGAAAGATATAAGTGATAAGAATAAGATAAAGACAAAATCATCTTCTGTGAAAATCAATATCAATATAACTGACAATGAGAACTTAATTGGGCAGGCGTTGCTTGATTATATTACAAACCATCCAAACACAAAGTATGTGTCATATATTAAACAAAATTTTATTTTGAATCAGAGAGATGTAATACAAATAGACGATGATGTTTTTACAATAATGAAAGACCAAATTGTCAGTGGTTCGGATAATACACATACTCATAATGAAAGTTCGAATAATTCAACTACAAATAGTTCAGGTAATATTGAACAAATCATTGAAGTGTATAGTTTTACAAAAACGGTGGATGAATTAAGGGAGTTTTTGAATAAAATAACGCATAACTACTCTATCAAAATAAAGAATAAGTTAGAAGGCAAGACTTATTATTTCAATATGTTTCCTGTAAACGCACCTGTTATGCAAGATGGAATCAAAGACTATACAAAGCTGCCGCCTAACTTTGTTTTTACAATGAAACATTTCCAAACTAACCGCCGGTTTGAAAATTTATTTGGAGAGGAAATCGATAGAATCCGCACACGTGTTCAGTTCTTTTCAAAGAATCGAAAATGGTATGATAAAAAAGGCATACCATATACATTGGGTCTTCTTTTATCTGGAAAACCTGGCGCTGGTAAAACATCTACTATCAAGTGTTTGGCGAATGAAACAAAGCGACATATTTTTAATATTAACTTGAACAATGATATTACAAAGACACAACTTGAGAATTTGTTTTTCAATGAAATGGTTATTGTGTTGAACCCTTCTACCCAGCAAAATGAAAAGTATTTTATTCCTTTGGATGAACGAGTATATGTATTGGAAGACATTGACTGTCAAAGTGATATTATATTGGATAGAGGGTTGAAACTAAATAGAGAGTTAAAGATGGTGAAGGCATTGAAAAAAGAAAAGGAAAGTTTAAGTTCTAAAGAAAATACTAAAGAAAACATAAAAGAACTTACAAGACAACAACTCAGTGCGAATAAACTAGACTTGTCTTTTTTATTAAACCTATTAGATGGTGTGTTGGAAACACCTGGAAGAATATTAATAATGACCACGAATTATCCTCATATGTTGGATAAAGCATTAGTAAGACCAGGCAGAGTGGATGTAATTGCTGACTTTGAAAACGCGAAAAATACAACAATAGTTCAAATGATTGAATTTTTCTATGAAGTAAAACTTACAAAGGAGGAATTAAGAAAAATACATAATTTAGAGGAATATGTATTTTCACCTGCAGAAGTGTCTAAAGTTATGTTTGAGAATATAACGAGTTATAAAAGCGCAATAGAGGCGTTACACATTGAATCGTATAATAAGAAATTGGAAAACACAAATAGAATAGAACCTGAAATGTATGGCGAGTTGGACGGGTCAGAAAGTGACGATGAAAATAAAAAGGACAATAGTTATGGGACAAAATCAATTCCTCAAATAAGAAGAGAAGAAAGTGAAATAAGTTTATACAATGATGTTATGGAATGGAATGAAAATATAGACTTTAACGATATTATAAATAATAACTGTAGCAAATATGATATGATGACTAACGGAAACGAATTACAGTTTACATTTATATCAGACCTAGAGAATCACATAGTTACAGATAAAAAAGAAGATAAAATATTTACTAACTTTGGGGGTTGAAGTCATGTAATAAATGATAGTTTATTTATTTGCCACTAAATTTGTTTACTATTTCTTGTATCCATTCTTCTTTTATAGGATTTAATTTATGTCCAAGATTTTCATTCAATAAATTGGTAAGAACAGT